GTCTTACTATTGCCGATAGTTGGGAAATGTGTAAATATTTCAACTATGATAACAGCAGACCGAAAGAAAGCCGAATTATTTAACTCTGTGTCTGTTGACCCTTCTGCTCTGATTAAAACAAAGTTGCCAGTCTCAGTCACAGGAACTGCGTCTTTATAGACATTTACACTAATACCATTTAGTGTCTGATACCACTCAGTCTTTAGTTGATATAGTGCGTTTTTATATGCCATTTAATACTGCAGTTACTCTATTTATTAATTTAGTCCTTACAGGTGCTACCTGCTTAAAAAAGAATGGTTTAGGACTGATACCATTCTTGTAGATTGAGCGAGCAATCAAAAATGCTACTCTGTCAATCTGTTTACCCTTTGCTATCCCTTTTCTCTTTACCCAGCCTCTGATAGCATCTATTAGGCTAAGTGTGCCTGATCCTTTTACCCCTTTATACTGGCTAGCAAATTCCTCTGTGCCAGGATATGGACTAAATTTACCCTTAGTACCAAACTCTATAAAAGGAGCATAAAAAGCATTAGCCGAAACAACATATGAAAATGGTTTGTCTGGTTTGTATGATATGGACCTTAATAAAGTACCTCTATCTCCTCCCTGACTAGCCAAATCCTTTTTAGCTTGACCTACAAACTCCATAGCAGCTGCCTCTAATTCCGCATCCACTAAAACAGCAGTCTCTTTGCTAGCTTTAGCAATTCGGTCCTTTAGACTATCTAATCCTATGACATTTACTTTAATCAAGTTCAAAAATGCTAAATGCGCTTATCTCCCAATTAAATCTCTTTTCATCAACCCTCTTTGCGTTACTTATCGCATAGGTTTGACCGAAATACTGAATCTTATACTCAGGTGTGATATTGTAGTCTCTAAAATTAATCCTAAAGACTTTACTATCACCTAAGTTAGTTTTACCATCTGCTTGTGACCTACCTCCACCATCATCAGTTACCTCTGCCCACATTTTGTATGTAGTCTGAATAGTCTCAGTAGCATCCCCATTGGCATCAATGGTAGTTGCATATTTTAGTAACTTGATTGGTTTGGTGTTGCCTATCATCCTATCCAGTTTGCTGTTTTAAACTTACTAGCGATTACCATAGCCTCTCTACTCAATCCATCAACATTCTCATCACCTCTGTTAATGTATCTATAAGCTACCTCTTTATACATAGCATCTTTTAACCCCTTTGGGAGAACGGTATAACCACACTCGTATTGCATAGTCATATTCTCGTAATTAGGGTATTTTAAAACTCTACCACTTAAAGAGATATCAAAGTCATCTGTGCTTATAGAATCACCCTCATCATCTTTTACGTTAATGATTGTATTTACTGGTCCAAAAGGAATCTCAAAGTTTCCTGCAAGGTTAGTAAACTCAATCTCGTATGTCTTAGGGATAAAAGATAAGCCTGTGTACTCCTCTAGTCTTTGTCTAGCTGATACAATCAAATCCTCAATAATAGCATCATCATCATTGAACTCAGATGAGATACTTTCTGATTGGTCAATAAAACCCTCTAGTCTAAGGTAATTCTTTACCTCATTAACAGTTAAAGGCTCTGTGATTCCAGACTCATTTGTCTGGTCCTCCCAATCGATTAGTAAATTGTATAACATAGACATTATTTAAAAAAAGGGGCGGGCCGAAACCCGACCCCTATCACCACATCAAACCACAGCACTAATTAGAATGATCCGTAGATGATTGCATCCGTTCTCATAATGTTGATGTCCTCAAAACACTCAACACGGGCAGTCACCAAGTTACGCTGGAAGTTGTCGCTATCCTCGTAAGAGAACTCAACACGCAATCCTTCAGTCTCAACACGCTCAAGGTAGTTAGCATCGATGATTAACGCTTTATCGTTAGTAACCCAGCTAGCACCGATTACAGGTACTCCTGCGATACGAACATTACCGTTAGCATCGATTACAAATCCACCAGGTACAGAGTAGTCAGTAGGCTTAGTCTTAAGTAAGTCAGCCCATTGAGCATAAGATACCAAAGCGAAAGATGCTTCAAAGTTTGCATCCAATTGGTTTGCAATCCAGTCAACTAACTGCTCAGCATCAACAGAAGCAGCAGTGGTTGTAGAACCAGTTGCAGCAGTAGATACAGCAGAGAAGAAAGTTGAGTTCTCCTTCTTGTAGAAATCACGGAGCAACATACGCTGCAAAGTGTTCTGTAAGAAAGGAAGTTGGAACATCATTTGCTTAGAGAAACGAGCGAAACCTGCGATGTAATCAGATACAACCTTAACCTCAGTTAGATCGTAGTCGATTTGAGATTTCAAGTTTCCTTCAGATTGGATTCCGATAGAACCTTCTGTACCAGTCTCACGGTAAGTTACATAAAGACCAGTAGGGCTTACAGCAGTTGGGATAAGGTCACGCATATTGATTTTCTGCGCAGGTACTAATCCTTGACGCTGATTGTAAGTAGCAACGCCATCACCGCTTAAATTGTTACCCAAAGTCATTGTACCAACCGCTTTTAGGTCGATAGTCAACTTTGCGTTTTTGTTCTTCTGAAACTCTTTGATTTCAGCTTGCTTTGCTTCAAAAGCCTCAGCCATTGACTCAGAGAAAGCATCACCGAAAGACTTAGTTTTGTTGTTTACAGTCTTTGCAGCCTTCTCAGCAATCATTTGGTCAAGAGCAGCTTGATTTTTCTTAGCAGCCTCATCCATAGTAACAAGGGCAGTTTTTACCTCATCCACTTGTCCTTTAACCTCTGCGATAGCAGCCTCATTGGCAGCTTTCATTGATTCAACGGCAGCAGTAGCAGATTTTACTGAGGCCTCAATGCTTTTTAATTCTTCCATTGTTAGGAATTTAGTTTTGTTAATAAATTGTTTAAACTATGCTTCAAATCTGTTACATCCATAATCGGCTCCTTAGTTTCTGCAACTGCTTCAGCGGGTTGCTCTGCTTCAGGAGTGACCTCAGTAGATAATAAAGATTTAATTGCTTCATTGATTTGCGCTAAGCGGATTTCGATAAATTCAAAAGCCTCATCTGTAAAGCGACCATCTTTTAGTGACTTTACAAGCAGGCTCATCTCCTTGCTTAGCTTTGCGTGGTTGTCAAGGATTTCTTGACTACTCAAACTCTTACCAACCTCAATAGTTGGTGTGTTAGGGTTAGCACCCCATAGAACAGCCGAACCTTCAAATAACAGAATCTCTTTGATTAGGTTATATTCAGTTGACTGACCTTTCTCTTGTGCTTCAGCTTTGATTGTTCTGAATCCTACTGAGTGTTGGTTAATATGACCAGACTTGTAGAACTCTAGCACATCGTTACCCCAAGTTGTGTTAGGTACATCTGTAATTCCTACTAAGTAGTCACCATCTACATACATCTCAGAGAACTTGCCAATAGCTGACTTTAGGCTAGGATTGTGGTCTGTTAAATGCCAAATCAAATTAGCACCTTTAGGACCTCTCTCAGCCATTGTCTTGTTATAGGCTCCGTGATCAATGACATCATTGTCAAAGTCCTTAGACCCCATTTGGCTGATTGCCACCTTTACTTTTCTGGTTGTTTCTGACACATCTTTTACAGAGTCAGAAATCAGTTTTTGCTCGAAATATCTTTTCATAACTTGTTTTCATTTAGAGAGGGTTTGGACTGGTTATTGTTTCATTATTCCGCAGTATTGGCCGAAGCCTCCAAAGCACCTCTCAATTTTATGTGGCCACTAAGCGGCCTCTTGAATCTCTTTTTGGTACAACAATATAACTACATCTGCAATTGATAACCATCCCTGCTGACCCACCTGGAGCCAACGGATATTCAATCTGCTCACCACTTCTAGGATCAGTAAAGTTGTCGTAAAAGTCAACAACTTGCCCATCCATATGATAGTGGTCCTTTGGTTGTTCGGGTTTGAATCCTCTGGTCCGTGAATCTCTAAAAGCAATCCACTCTTTGACCATTTCGTAGTTAAACCCTTCAGCCGCTGCTTTTACACCTGTATTTGCAGCCCTACCAACCTCTGTTCTAATAATCCTCTCAGCTTGCATAGCAGTAAACCCTGAAGTCTGAAATAGTTTGACAATCTCATCAACTGTCAACTCTTTTGCTATGGCACTCTGAAGGATTAATATCAAATGATTCCTCAAAGTCTCTGAGGTCCTAACAACAGCATATTGTAGTAGTGTCTTTTGCAATTCTTCCTGAATAAACTTTACCCAAGCCTCATCTCTGCCTATTCCCTTTTGAGCAATCTCTCGCCTAATCTGTTTATAAGTTTCGTTTGCGTAATACACCCCTACTTTCTTGTAGATATCGGATATTGGCTTATTAAGGTCATCTGACCACAACTTAGTCCTTAAATCTACAAGGGTCTGTCTTGGACCTCTCCTCTTTATTGTACCTATCAAAGAACTTACAACTTTATCTAGTTGTCTTTTAACCTTAGGATAGAACTGCTTGCCAAACTTCACATTTGTTCTGTGAAATTTCTTTGCCCAATCTGTTCTCTCTTTGTTGGTCATTTAACCTATTTCTCAAAGCCTCTCTTTTGGCTTCCATTTTTGCTTTTAACATTGCACAGCACTTTTCCTTTTTGGTTACAGGATAAGTCTGCTTTATTATATCCTCAATCATCAATCATTTCACCTTCTGTATCGCTATCTTCTAAGTCATTAATAACATCTTCATTATTGTCATAATGCTTATAGATACCTAAATCTTTTATCTTCTGCACTTTGGCTTTATTAGAGCCTGTTGCAAATACTCTTGAAGCAGGGATGCCTAATTTCTTAGCTGTTCCTAACATTCCCTCTTTATCACTTCTAGCTGAGATGATATAAACCGTTGAACCTTCCTCAATTTCTTCCATTGCCTTTTGCTTACCCTTTTCAGTTGATAAAACACCATCATAATCAAAAGAAA